GGGGTTAAACAATGCATAATGCAATAGATAAGACACAATGGTAGTTGATTTACCTGATTGTCTAGGCAATTTACATATTGTAAATCTTTCATCATGCATAGTTTGTACCATGTCTTCTTGAAAGCCGTACATATTAAATGGAACAAGTCCTTCATCTAATGATACAATCTGTACATAATTTTTAATAAAATAGGTAGGGTCATTTTCGCATTTACGAAATTCTAGAACCTGGTCTTTAGTAAATTCTACAGGAGTATTTACTTTCTTTAAATTAGGATTTCCTAAATAAGCGTCAGACATATATACCTTCTATGTGTGTATAACCTAGTTGTATTGCAGTAGTAACTCTTTGACTTCCTTTTATTACTTTTAATAAACCTGTTTTATATTTTTTACCTAATGCACCATAAGTGCCTTCATTTGTACACTTATGTACTTGTATAGGATGTATCATTTCAGCACCATTTAATATATCTTCTAAAACAAATCCGTGTTTAGTTATTGCTAAATCACTTATTTGAAATATCTCTATGTGAGTTCTTTCTGCTTTTGATTTTAATATTTTCATAATGGATATTCATCCTGTGATATAAAAGTTATTTTATTAATAGTATCTCTTTCATCTCTAGTCTTAACTTCAAGAGCTTCAATATGTGTATAATCATTTTCTATTGCCCAAAGTACTCTTTGATTGCCATTAACTACTCCCATTTTATCTGTATCAATATCTCTCCATAGTGTGTCTTTTTTCCAATAGTTTTCATAACTACAAACCATTATCGGCCATTTCATTCCACTTACTGGTAAACTTTCACAGATTTTCTCATAAGTAAACTTAGGAGGTTTAGACAACATTCCCAAATTATTTATCGGAAATATCTTTGTGTTTTGCATTGATGATTTTGCTTTTAGAATTTTCATCTTTCTTTAACATTTTTTGTAATTCAGCAGTTGAACCTACAAACAAAGCATTTTGAATTTTAGTGTCAGCAGTTTTAGGTAATTCTTTTAAATCTTTTAATTTTTTATTTAAATCTTGTAATTTATCAACAGTATCACCTACACTTTTTATTAACTGACCGGCTACTTCATATGCTCTTGGATGTTCTCCTTCTTTTGCAACAGATAATATACCTTCTATTGCTTCTTGACCTTTTTGTATTAAATCGTAATATGCTTCTCTACTATACTTATGGTCGTTATCGACATCATCTTTTTTCTTGTCTTCTTTTCTAACGACAGCAGGTGGCGTAGGTTCTTTTTTAGAATCTTCCGCTTCTACTCCTAGGTATTTGTTTATTATATCATCTGTACTCATAATCAATATTTATAACGATTTAGTAATCAGTTATTCATCAGTATCAGTTTCGGGATTATATTTTTTAGAATCTTCAAAGAAATCTATGTTAGTTGTAAATCCGAAATCATCATCAGCGTCTGCTGTTGTTGGGTTGGGTGTTGTTGTAACTCTTTCTGTTCTTGCCTTATTTGTAGTATCTGTATCATCATACAAGTCAATCTTAACTTCTTTAATAGTTTTACTTGTATTATCAGGACCAAATAGATAAGTTTTAGCAGTAAAATTCAATGTATATATAACAGCTCTTCTTGTTGTATAACTGCCATCATAAGTATCTTGATAAGATATACTATTTAAAACAATAGGTACATCTCTTTTAATATTTAATTCTGGTACTGCATTTACTGTTACTGTATAGTCTGGTTGAAAAAATGGTATTATTTGTTCTACTATCTGAAGACCAGCTTCAGCACTTGCTGTAAATGAATATAAAGAAAAATTTAAATTATATGGGACAGGTGTATAATTAAAATTCATCACTTTACCATCTACTTCAGATTTAACAGTTTTATATTTTTGTACTCTTGTAAGTTTTCTTTGACCATCATATGAAAGACCTGTAATCTCAAAAGATAACTTAGGTAAAGTAACTGCAAATTGTCTATCAGATAAATTGGGTTGTTGTTCTAATCTTGTTAAAAACTTTTCTTTAGGTGCATATGCTAATGGTACTTTAATAGATTGTACTACTTGACCACTAGAATTTCTTCTTTTGATTTGAATGTTATTAAAGATTTGACCAAATGCAATAGTCATTCTTCTCATTGTCTGATTGTAAAAATAATCTCCAAACATTAGAAGTCCACTTCCCCGAACGGATTGCGTTCTGTAAAGTCTAGTATATCATCACCCACACTTGCTGTATCAAAACCTGCCTCACTATCTAAATCAATATTATTTGCATAAGGTGATTGTGTTTGTAATGCATAAGTTTCCATTAAGAAGTAATTGGCGTCACCACTTGCTCTGTCATTTTCAAGTAATAGAGAACCTTCTTCTGCCTCTAAAGTCATTTGATGTGCCAACATATCAAGTGAGAATTTATCTTCTGCACTATCAATATCTGCAATGCCAGTATCAAGTCTTTCAGATGAATACTCGAATCTAGTTACTCTTAGTTTGTAAACAGGTAAGTTGCCTAATTGAAAGAATGGTTCTTGGTCTTCAATAAATTGAATCTCAAAAAAACTATTCATTAAAGGCATATACAGGATATCGCCTTCATTAGGTCTATTAGAAACTATTTGTGTAGCAGAATCACCGACTAAATCTTCCCACCTTCTTTTCGATACAGTAAATGTTGTATCTTCTCTAATCTCTAAACCAAACTTACTTATTAATTCTTGTTCGCCAGCAAAACCTTCAGTAGAATCCATATACATTTCACAAAGATAAGCTGCATTAAATTTACTTGCAACATCTTCGCCAAGTATAAGGTCTTTGTTTACTAATGTTCTAGGTAGGTAATAGACATCATGACCATAAATTTTTAAACCTTCAATAATTAAATTTTCAAAAAGTTTTTTTTCTGATGATGAACCTATGCCGTTTCCACCTTGAAAGTAATGATTTGTTGGCATGGTGTTATCCTAATATTAAGTGAGGTGGTTCCTCATAGTTGCTTCTAACTTCTTGTTCTAGTTTTAATATTTCTGATTCTGCTTGTTGCATAATTTCAACACCATTAAGTGATACTCCACCAATCATAGTTACTCCAGCAAACTTGGATAAATTTTGACCCCATTGTAATTTAAATTTTTGCGTTACATATCTTTTTACCCATATGTCATTAAAAACATCTGTATATGTAGCAGGGTCTAATTTTCTATAACAGTCTATAATTAAATATTCATCTACTGTTAAATCATTTGTCCAATCCATATCAATATATAATCTATTGTCTAGTTGATTATATCTAATAGGTTTTTCACCTACTAATATATGGTCTAAGAAATCTAAGTGTCTTAATACAACATCATAATTAACTACTGATGTTGATGAGAAATCGTATAAGTCGTTCAATCTTAATTGATATCTAACATCAAATAAGTTTAAGTTACCTTTATCTGAAAAAGGAAATATGTTTGTAACTGCAATTACTGTATCAGGTATAACAAGATAGTTGTCTTGTTCAAAGTGTGTAGTTGATACACTACCTTCTTCTAAATCAGTAGCAGATTCAGTACTTCTTGTTTTATTAGATAGTCTTGCTTTATCATCTGAAGTAAGTTTGTATTTTAAATATGTTCTACGAATACCATCTGTATGATACTGTGCAAAATATTGCATAGCCTCATCTAGTCTATCTTCTAGTTGGTCATCATCAACATTAATATCAATTACAGGCTTACCTAATGCTCTCAAAGCATATTGTTTTAATGTTTCTCTTGTATTAGGGTTTGCCATATATTAATTCCTCTATTCTATTTATACACTATAATAAGGCAATTTATAGTTAGTGCCACCTATGTTTATCGTAATAAACCCTACAGGTATGTCTAATCTTTCAGAATTTAATGCCATAGAACCTAAACTAGATGTTATTGAAGTTGAACCTGATGTAACTGTACCAACATCTATGTTTGCTGAACCATTAAATGAAACATTATTTATTGTTCTTGCTGTTTCTAATATTGTAGCCGTAGCTGCATTTCCAGATGTATCTTGATTACCTGATGTATTAACACCTGGTAAATTTATACTAGCAGAACCATCAAAAGATACACCACCAATGTTTCTTGCTGTTGCTAATATTGTAGCCGTAGCTGCATTTCCTGTTGTTGAACCAGATGTACCTGAAGTATTACCTGTTACATTACCTGTAACATTTCCTTCTAAGTTTGCAACAAGTGTTCCTACAGCATATCCTGTACCACTAGTATTAACTGTTGTATCTGGTACAGCCTGATTATCTTTAAATAATTTAAATTTACCTGAATCACTAGCGTCCCTAAATAATCCAGCATATAAATCTTGTGAACCACTTGTATCATATAACCCATAAAATCCTATATCAACAGCGTCAGCTCCACCATTATTTGTCGCCATACTTAATAATGGGTCTGCAACATTAATTGTTGTTGATGATACTTCTGTTGTTGTACCACTTACAGTTAAATTACCTGCGATAGTAACATTGTCTGGTAAACCTACTGTAATTGTGCCAGAAGATTCGGCAACAGTAACCTCATTATTTGTTCCTGCAAAAGTTATTGTTCCACCCAAAGCAGTTGCTGTTGAATTTGAACCATCTGAAACAGTAATTGCTGAATTTGATAATTTAGAATTTGCGATAGAACCTGCTAATTGAGCATTAGTAATTGTACCTGTTAATGATGATGTTGGATAACTAGTAGCGTCTGATAAATCAAAAGCAGGAGTTGTATCAGAAGCACCAAGTGCTACTGTAACTCCACCAAAGTTTACACTTGAATTACTTAATGAGCTATTACCAATATTTGATAAAGTATTTGCACTACCACTTATTGTTTTATTTGTAAGTGTTTTTGTTGTGCCTGAATATAAAGTATCTAATTGTGATAATAATACTCTACCTTCTGTACCATCATCTGATACTAATAGTTTATCACCAACGGCTAATGTGGCACTTTCTAAATTAGTTGCACCATCTATATTTACAAGTGCCTCAACAGAACCAAACTCTAATGCTGAAGCACTAGAATTTACTTTTAATATTTGACCAGCAGAACCAATAGACAACGAAGCACCCAAACCACCATGGGTTAGTGCTATAAAATCTCCTGATTGAAACTCGGCAAGTCCTGTGGCTGTTGAACCATCAAAAACTCCTCGTATTGGCGTTTTAACTGCCATTTATTATCCCTCTCGTTCTTACTATTTATCTAAAATTGAAACAGGGTTATCTCACTATTTGCATTATTACTTCCATTTGACAATGTAAATCCGTGAACCTCATCAAAAGTCCTTCTGTTATCAATTGTAGAATTAAATTCAAATCTGTTATTAGGTGTTGATAAACCTCCAGACGCTGTAAAAAATGGTACTTTTCTAACTGATTGACCAGTTATGCCTGAGCTTTGTATGGACAATCTGTTTCCGTCTTCATCTTTTGATTCTCTAGGTAAAGTTACACCTGTTGCCGATACTGATACACTACCAGTTCCGTCTGAATCAATTGTTGCACCACCTAAATTAATTGTTGAACCTGTTAAAAATAATTCTGCAAATCTTTTAGTTGCACTACCTAAATTTCTTGTACCATCACCATCAGGTATTATATCTTCCCCAACAGCGCTAAAATCAGCACCACTTATTGTAACAATAGATGAACCATCTCTTACATAAATTTTCTTATCTGCAATATTAACTGCAATTTCGCCATCTACTAATTCTGAAGTATTAGGTACATCACTAGCAGTTGTAAATCTTTTTATCTTAATTGCAACAGGCATTATACAGTACCTCCATCTAATTCATTTGTAAATTCAAATTTGCCAGAAGTTGAATTGTATTGCATAATAGAATCATCTGCCAAGTTAGTTGTATCTACATCTGATAAATCTGATAAGTTAGATGAACCACCACTTGATGTAACAAATTGTAGTTTACCTGTTGAAGCATTATACGATAATACTTTTCCGTTACCTATAGCGCCAGTATCTACATCATCTAATTTTAATAAATTAACTTCACCACCGCCACCGATAGATGACATTTGTTTAATGACCATTTCTTTAAAGTGTCTAAATTCTTCTTTAATTTTTGCTAATTCAGATTTTTCTTCTGTAATTATAGGTGGCGCCATATGACCAGGACTGTCTTTTGTAAATTTAGTCATAGCGTCTGCAAGTAATTGAGTACTTGATTTTTCTTCTATTACTTCTTCTATTACTTCTTCTGATTTAGGTTTTGTAATTTGTTCTTCTAATGCATTTTCAAAACTAGAAAGTCTGTTAAAGAAACTTTCTAATTCTAAATTCATTTTTGTTTGTTCTGGTTTTGCTGGAGTTACAGAATCCATTATAGTTTTAGGTGCAAGATTTCTTTTTGCACTTGCTAGTGTGCCAAAAAAATCTGATAAATCAGTTAATTTTACATTAACTTGTGGTTGTAATCTTTGCTCTCTTTCATGAAGTCTTGATTGTTCTTCAGCGACCTTCTTTTTTTCTATAGCAACAGATTTAAAAAACTCTTGTAAATCATCCATTATAACTTGGTTACCTCTGGATTTACAGTAATAACACCATAGTGTACTTTTTCTACTGTTGAGTCTGCCAATATTAATTCTACATCATAAACATATCTACCAGCTTCTATCTGGGTTGTAGTAGGTTCTGACAATACTAATTTGTATATACCACTTGCAGCTGTAACTACACTCGCTGTAAATGTTGCTGTAACACTAGATGAATCAAAACCTTTTCTCATCTGTGATACTAAAACTAAATCAGTTATATCATAAGCAGTAGTACCATCTGTAGTAATAGTAAAGTTTTTACTAAAGGTTGCCCCTTGGTCTATACTAAAATTTTCTGCTGTTTTTTGTGTAACTGCCACTTTATTTTCCTATGTAGCTAGTGATATTGTTCCGTTACTGCCTACCATTGGCATGTCTGCAAAAGCCATGTATAAATATTTAACATCTGTGCCATTAGCTTTACCATCAACTGTTGTAGGTCTGAAACCATTGCTTTCAAAGTTTACAAAACAGTTCGTACTGTTACTATTATCATCAAATTTAAGTGACCTTGTTTTTGTGCCACCTAATCCATAACCTGTTAAACCATCTACTTTTACTGTCCAGTTTTCTGCAGCATCTGAATTTTTAAACATTATCCATTTAGGTCTAAATCCACAATAAACTTTAGTTCCAGCAACATTTCCTGTGCCTGAATAATATCCAAACTTACTAAACCCTTTTACTTCTGCAAATACATAAGCAAAACATTCATCACCACTTTCATTAATTAAACTGCTAGCACCTACTGTAAATACAGATGAAGTAGGAGCTGTATCTGCCCATTTAGTTGCGTCATCTTGTGTTGTTCCACCATTTGGTGCAAATTGTATGATATCGGTTGCTGGGTCTGCTACAAAGACTGTACTCATGTTTAAAATACAACCTCTATCTGCCTCTGCATTATTCTTAGCAATAATAAATTTAGGTGCAACACCAAGACCATGACCTAATGTGGTTGTTCCACCTGTACCTGTCCAGTTAACAACAGAAAATCCAGCAGTAGTGTTTGCTTGTACTGTTGAAGTAGTAGCACCATCAGAATTTGAAGATGTAGTTCCACCATTTGCTTTCCAACAAGCACCAGCATAACTATCACTAGCATCATTAGTATTTACTATATTTCCAGTCAAAGTAAATCCATCTGATGTATAACTTGCTACATAAGTTGTTGTGTCAACAGCATTGTTTCCAGTAGGAATCCAATTCTTAGCTACTCCAAGAGATGAGTTATTAAGAACTGGGTGTCCAGTAGCACTATAGTTTTTAATCCAAAGTGAATCAGGTTTAAAACCCATTCCAGTAATTGTTGTTGTGCTATCGCTTCCTGTCCATGTAGGACAGTCAAAGTGGTCGTGTGGTTGAAATGAAATAAATGCCATGTTGTTCTCCTATCCGTAACTCTTAATGTTCTTTGTGCAGATTGCATAGAATCCAGCTGGTACATCATATTCAAATACACCGACTCCATTGTCATCTGCATTGCCACTGCTCACTGCTGTTGTACCGAACGCTCCTCTTCCGAAGTTGCAATACATATATTGATTGGTATCATTGGCTGCATTAGATGTTGCTGTAACATTGATTCCCCAAAAGTCATCTCCTTTAGCAAAGGACAATCCAGCATTAGCTCCTGTTGCTGGGTTTCCTACATCGGAAGTTCCAGGTGCATTAAACCATGTGCCATTTTTTCCAAACCATATTTTCGAGGTAGCTGCTGATAAATCTACTGCCATCATAATGATATCGTTAGCACTTGCTTGAACACCATAGTTTACAGTTCCACCACCACCATCATCTATAAGATTGGGTGTGCTAGTCAGAGGTTGATAGGTAATTCCCTCTGCTCCATTTGAACCTGTTTCTTTTCCAACGATTGCACTAGCACCCTCATTTCTCCATCTTCTTGAAGCATGAGTACCATTTTTATAAATTGATATTGTATTGGCATCACCGTCTGTTCTATCTGATTGTGGTTTGAATTCTGCATACCATTTACCATCTGACATCATCATGGTGCCATTTGCACCTCTAGCAATTGCTGATGTTCCTA